TAATGTGGAGGGCGCGTAATGGATGATCAAACATTGGAAACTACCCGAAACATTTCGATTGAAGACATTAAGGATCGCGATGTTTTGCGGTTAACGTATACTGAGGAGTGGAAGGCGTCGCATTACGACAGGGATTGGCAGCATTGTTTTGACGGCCTAGCTGTTGTTTTCAAAGCGAATGCGGGGAACCTGTTTATGCGCGAAACATATTGGGGTTACGATCCTACTACGTTTCTTCTTGAGGAGGCTAACGAACGCTTTCACATTACTTTATTGTTCAATTTCCACGATGTTGAAAAGCTAGATGAGCATCACGTTTCAGATTACGCTAGCAAAGACGTACATCGCCTACCAATGCACCACGGGCACCGCACTACATTTTACGTTAAAAAAGGCGCTACAAGGCTTAATCGGGAGGATTCAAAATGAAAACCTCTAAACCAAACAACCCATACTACGGAAAGCTTTCACGCAGTCTTGTAGTTGAATTAATTGGATGTATTGAAGGATCATGGCGGGAGTTTTCTGACAGCGAATACAAATCTGTTACCGAGGCTCTAAAATTTGTAGAATTCAGCATAACGAATAAACACTTGTGCTTGGGTGATGACGCAAAGAATCAGGAAAGATTTTCAGCACAACTCCAGGCGCTCCAAAAAGCTTACGATCTAGTCGGAATAAAACAGTACAAAGACCTACTAGAAGAAATAATCTCCAACTCCAAAGAAGCCTACACCAGAACAATAGGCTCTACTCCTCTTACTGTTATTAAAGGAGGAGGGAATAAGTCGAAATTTGTTAATCAGTTTTTAAAAGTAGCGTAGAGATGAAAGATTTAATAGAAAACCCAAGTGCATTTCCAGACCCATCCAGATCGAGAGAAGTGGCGTATGCTCACACTTACAATAGTGGAATGAGCCTTAGGGATTACTTTGCGGCTAAAGCGATGCAATCGGCGATCACAAAAGGACTGGGTGGAAACAAACATCATTATGACGCGGTGGCGAAAAACAGTTACGATATTGCTGACGCTATGTTAAAAGCAAGGGTCAAAGAGTAGCCCCAACAGTATAAAACAGATCCAGCCTTGGCGATAGTCAGGGCTTTTTCTTGCTCTAAACTTAAGTTGACAAGTAGGTAAATTTAATTATCTTTACGTATTGTATAGCAATTAATTAGCTGTATCTACTTAAAGTAATGATTTACCTAAAAAATCAACCTTATCCAATGAACGCCGACCTAAGTGGTTGCGATTGTTGCGATGAAGTAGAAATAGCTCAATTGGTAGATCAGGGAGATGTTACACAGTTTCAAAACTTGATAACAGTTCCAGTATTTTCTCCTCAGGTAGTTGATGACTCAACGTTCAGCCTAACGGTAGGCGGCGGAAGCCCTTGGACAATTGTAAGCCCTACATGGACAGTTGGAGGTGGTCAGCTTTGTAAAGCTCTTAACGGTGCTGCTAGTGCTTCTCAGTCATTTCAGCTAGGTGTATTTGTGGTTGGCAGCTACTATCAAGTAACGGTGGTGGTTGATTCTCTCTCAGGAGGAACATTCGACCTTACAATCGGAGGAAACATATTCACAGTAAGCACAATCGGAACATTCGTATACAATATTCTAGCTTCAAGCGATGGGTTTAGAGTGTTTGGAGATGACGATGTATTAGGTTGTTTGAGTGTTGCCCAAGCTTTTGAAATATTCCCGCAGTACACTAAGGTTCTGGTAAAGGATCAGTCAGGTGTTGTATTGGACGAGATTAATCCAATTGACAACCCAGACGACTTCGAAATCATCGATAACAGTATCACAACATTCTTTGATTGGTCGGATTTCAGCCTACCTGACGGGTGTTATAGGCTTTGCGTTGCCGATCCAAACGAAAACACAGGGGGCCAAAACTTTCTTTTCAACGGAAACTTTGACATCGATGGTTTCTCAGGCGATGAATACACTACAGGGTGGTTACTTACTAACGGAACAGGCTCTTGGCAAATCACAGGAGGAAACCTAGAATACAATTCATCAGGATTTGGTGACATTGGTTTAGCTGAAAACATTCTCACAGACTACACTCCAGGAATAGTATATGATGTTGAAGTAGTTGTAAGCGCTGTAACGGATACAAGCGTAAGCGTGAAGATTGGAACAGTAGCAGGACCAGCAATATCAACAGTAGGTACTCATAATTTTCAGATAACTCCAGATGCTGCAAATCTCAACCTTACGGTTTTGACAGGCGGAGCAGGAGCGACTAGCATAGCAATTGACAGTATAACGCCCACCAAAAACCTGATTACAGATTATGTAGGCGATGCTGAAGGGCCACTTGTAAAGCTCGATAGCTACGAATGCACTTACTTAATCAACGCTTGCCACAATGGAGGTGTTGCTGGGTTCAATTTTGACGGCAGTTTTTCGCCTCACCTAAGAATAGATGGTCGAATTGGCAGATCTACTTTCCCCGGACAACGAATTACTAACAAGCTTTCGAACGGAGTATATCGCAATACATTTTGGGATTCAGAGCAACACGAACAGTTCCAAATAGGAATGCAACCCCCATACGTCCATAGTTTTTTAAGAATGCTCTTGGGATATTACTATGTAGCTATAAATGGAACTAGGATACACGTTCACGATGACGAATACATTCCAGTATACGGAGAAGATGACATGTGTAACGCTCAATCTGTGTTAGAAATAAGTAATCACCCGCAACCAGAAGATCCTAATATCACATTTAGAGATTGCACAGGTCTTGATAAGAGTTGTGCAAACGGTGGTTTCTTGCTCTTAGAACAATCAACTAATTACCTCTTGTTACAATCAGGAGGAAGAATAATCTTAAATCCTTAGTTATGTCAGATTTGCCATTAAGTGCGCTCGATGACCTGCCACTACCAATAGAGCCAACAGATAATTTTTATGCAGTCAGAGCCAATAAGAGTTACAAGGTTGATGCGTCCGCGTTACAGACCTTTCTAACAACGGAGATAAATATTGATGACACAGCGTTCCTTAACGCTAATTCAACACCGATCGAAATCATCCCAGCTCAAGGTATTGGAACGTATATAAATCCAACATTCGCGGTGTTGACAAATAATGCGGATGGAACTACGGCATACAGCGTGTTAGGTACGCTTGAAATTAATCATGCTGGAGCGCCGAAAGAGATATTTGATTTTGATGTTGCGATTGGAGCAGCACTAGCAAAATACAAAGAGAACGCGATTTACAAAGGGCAAAGGGAATTACTTGAGAACGCTGCTTTGGAATTCTCCGCTACAGTGGGCAACCCAACCTTAGGAGATCACACCTTTACATTGAAGGTCTGGTATACCATCGAAACTTAAAGTAATACTTTAGCTAAATTTGCTTAACTCATTCAAATACACTATGTTTGTGTAACACGTCTTTTATTTAGGTGGCCTAATTTGGGAGGCCATACAGTGACCCATCGAATTACAAATTGAAAAATTTATAATCATGGGATGCGAAACATGCTATACGTGTGAAGACATTGCAGAACAGCAAGTCAACATCGATTGCGATCCGCTAATCGGTGTAATTCCTGAAGCCCTCTTATATAAGTGCGGAATAACAATACTTGACCCGAGTGACGAAACTGAAATTGCCCCGCTTATCGCGAGTGGCGACGCAGTTGTTTACAAAAACCTCAAAATTCTTGTAAACGCTCCTAGTGAAGTATCATTTACTTCTCTTGTTGCAGGAGAGGTTGATGGTGTTTCTACATACGACAGAACAGCTTCTTGGATTGATGGCAACTTGAATTCAGCAAACATCGACGCTTACAACCAAAACAACAGCTCAAACGGGGTTCGTTTTGGTGGAGCCTTTCTTTACTTCTGCGAAACAGAGCAGGTAAAGTGGATTGATTCTACTCTACAGATGGTAGGTGGAGACAATGATGTTGAAAATGAGCAATCAAAATGGGAGGGTGAATTGCGATGGAGAGCTAAAGGTGATCCAACACTTCATGTAGCACCTCCAGGAATATTCGGAGCATAATGAGCAAAGGAATCGTTCTGTTCGCTTTTGGCGAACCAGCATACTACAACATGGCCTTTAATATGGCTTTAAGCATTAAAGCCACCTCAAATTTGAAGGTGGCTTTAGTGCATGATCTTGACAGAAGGAAAAGCTATCCAATGCCGCAGGACAGATTCAAGGTGTTTGATAAGATGGTTCCTTTAAAAAAGAAGCACACGGATGCAGGTCAGATTAAATGTCATATGTATGAGTACATGCAGTATGATGACAACTTGTATTTAGACGTTGACGGATGTGTTTTGAAGGACATTGAGCCACTTCTGGATGAATTAGCAGCTGAAGACGGGTATTTCTACACCCAAGTCAATGGATCGGGTGGTAAATCAGAAGTTATTCCTTACTCTATCTGGGCTAAGAATTCAGATATCTGGGAGTTTTTCGAGCTAGAAGAAGATGCTATTCAACCAGCTATCCAAAGCTCCTACATGTTTATTCGGAAATGCGCGGAAGCCAAGCCTTTCTTTACCGCAGTTGCAAAGAACTTCAACAAAGGATTTCCGCATGAAAAGATAATGCTTAGGTGGGGCGGTTCAGTTCCTGACGAGTTGATTTATTCAGGAACGTTAGCTCAATTTAAACTCGACGCCAGCGGTGGGCGTCACGTCTTTTTCGGGTGGAAAAACAAGGAAAGTGTTTCAGAAGTGTTTGAGAACTTCTATGCGTTGGCCCTTTATGGAGGTAGAAACCTTGTGAAGCTGAAGTACAAGGAAATGTACGACCGTTACATGCATAAAACATGCAAAAAAATGGGTCAGCCGTGGATTTACAAAGCAAACGCAATGCTAAAGAAAAAGCACGCCAATGGATAAAGTAGTTGGAGGTGTTGCATCACAGCCTTATCGGGTAAAGTTCTTGGAGAAGACCATTGAGTCGATCTACGATCAGTTTGACATCATACATGTCTACTTGAACGGGTATGATGTCGTGCCAGAGTTTCTTAATAGAGATAAAATCAATCCTATTCTCTCAGGTGAAGCAGAAGGAGATTTAAAGGCTCTCGGAAAATTCTACATGACAGGGCAGGAGCGCGGCTACTACTTTTCTATGGATGACGACATTGTGTATCCGTCAAACTATGTAGACCGTCTTGTGCGCGAGATTGACATACGCTACAGGAAAGCAGTAGTTGGCGTACATGGAACAATATACCGAAGACACCCTGTAAAATCATACTACACAGACAGAGGTAGAAATATTCTGTACTGTTACCATGCCAATATGAGAACGCAGTCTGTTCATATGCTCGGGACAGGGACAATGGCTTTTCATACTGATACGCTTAATTTCAATTGGAAAGATTTTGAGGAGCAGAAAAACATGCTCGATCCGCAGATGTGTAAGCTTTTGCACTCCAAAGAGATTCCTACAATATCTGTATCCAGAACAAAGGGATGGATTGTCGAGCAAAAAGGCTCTCAAGATCAAGCGATTTGGAAAAAGGTCGCGAAAGATGATTCAATTCAAACAGGATTCATAAACTCGATTCCAAAGCTTAAGCATTTTGATAGCTCCTTCATCGATAAAAAGAGGCTTGGAGGAGCGTCCGTCGAGTTTGGGCTGATACAATGGATGGTTCAAAACATTCAATCAGGCTCGAAGATTGTTGAGCTAGGTTCAGGTAATGCTTCTAAAGAGATTGTAAAAGGGTACTCGTTGACATCTATCGAAAACGATGAAAAGTACCTTAAAACTCATAAAAACACAATCCACGCTCCTCTGGTAAATGGATGGTACGATTTAGAAAAGATACCAGACATCAAAACCGATGTTGTTGCCTACTTAATTGATGGGCCAAAAGCAAGAATCGCGAATCGAGACATACTCCTAGAGAACATTCACTTGTTCAACAACAAAGCAACGTTCATTCTGGATGATGTAAACAGAGCAGATGAGTTGACACTTGCAACTAAGTTAAGTGAAATCTTAGGGCGCAAAATGACAATTCACGACGGAAACGAAAAGCAATTTGCAACGATATGAAAGTGATTAAAATGAAGTGCGGCGGTAAGAAGTCAAAAGGTTGTCAAACTGAAATTACTCTACCGTACTTGAAAGCAGCATAGATGCTACAGCAGGAAGAAATTGAGGCGATATTAGCGCACACGGTTGATGTTAGGTTAGCTCGGGAAAACGAAGCTGAAAAGAATAAGCTTCTGAGTCCTTACGATTATAAGGCTGAGTACTATCCCAATCACAACTACATGGTTAAGCTGTATTATACGGTTCGAATTCACTTCGACAACCGAATAATCCCGCATGAGCTGTATCAAAACAGAGCTCCAAACCAGACTCAAAAAGAAGCTGATTGGCTTGCCAAGAATTACAAGATGATCACAGGCCCAGTAGCTATGGACTATGTGAATACAGCGGGCAGGTGTTTTATTCAGGGTAATTTCGATATTTCTTACCATGAAGAGCATCCCGATCTAAAGCTGACCAATAATACTTACGAAGAATACATGAATAGCGAGTTTGGCCAATATGGCTCAGCTATGAACTACGCTCGTAACTTCTTACCAACAATAAAAGCTCAAGATTCAAACGGTGTAATTGCTATACGCCCAAAAGAGATACCGTTGACGGTGAATGAAGAAGGCGAAACAGTAGTTTCTGCTGTGGATCTACCCGAACCGCTTCCGTACTATTATGATATTCATAGACTCGTGGGGTATGTTGATGGTGTTTACGCTTTGATTGAAACTCCTGAAAAGTCAATTGTAGAGGTGGATAGTAAACCTCAAAGAACAGGCTTCGTATACGAGTTGTATGACGACACATGGATTTATAGAATAGTTCAAGAAGGCGAGAAATCAGACAACAACTATCAGATCATAAGATGGTTTGAGCACAAGTCAGGAGAGATTCCAGCACAGAAGCTAATGGGCGTTGCTGGTATTGATGATAACCAAATCATCTACCAATCACCTATGATGCTAGCAACAGCGCTCTTAGAAGAAGCTTTGTTGGATAACGGTTATCTCCAGATGATTAAGGCTAAAGTTGTGTTTCCACACATGATTGTGCTAGCCTCACAATGTGAATACGAAGAAACTACAGATCACTATACCGCAACATGTCAAGAAGGAACCCTTAAAGGGACATATTCTGAGGGTGGAAATTACGCGCGAGTTTGTCCAAAATGTAATGGTCAAGGCCTCGTAAGTCGTATGGCTCCATTTGGCGAAATGATGGTAAGACCTCCAGATCAATTCGATCCTGAAGGAGATAAGGCAATTCAAGACCCGATTAAATTTGTTTCACCACCACTAGACTCTCCTGAAATGCTCAGGAAAGAAGTAGAGTTGAACATAACGAAGGCACGCGGAATACTGCATTTGAACACAACCACAGGCGAAGCGAAAGGTCAAGAGAACGCAACGGCAACTGCCAAAGCGCTTGATTTGAAGAACCTCGTCTCCTTTGTTGCTCCAATTTCGGCACAAACATGGGAAATTGTACGCTTCATTTACCGTTTGTGCGGCAAAATGAGGTACGGTGATAGGTTTAATATGCCAGACATTACTGAGCCAAAAGAGTTTGACTTCAAGTCTCAGTCTGATTTCTTAGACGACATCGCAGCAGCATCAGAATCTGGTGCAGTTCCTTATCCGATAATCAGTGAATTACTCAGACAGTACATCAAGAGTGCATTCCATGGCGAAAATAGCAGTGTTAAGATTCTTAACCTGTTGACATCAGCGGATAGACTACTTACAGTAAGTCAGGAGGCAATTGATATGGGTGTTACCCGTGACGAGATCGCTAACTGGGAGGTTATTCTACATCAATCTGGTATGTCTTTCATCGCTGAGTTGATAACTGAAGATGAAGGATTTCTTGAGCTACCACAGGTCGAGCAAGTCGCAGCACTTCGTCAGAAAGCTATGGATGTAGCTGAAGCAATAAAAGAGACTAAGCGTCAAGAACTGTTGGATAGCGTAAATAAAGATGGTATTAGCGATGTAGAAGCAGAATCGAGAGCTAAGCTTAAGGGAACTGTTGGAGGCGTAGAAGGCATAATTGGTGTCAACAAGTCAGTACATGAAGGGATTATGTCTGAGGCAGCTGCTGAAGAAATACTCATCAAGGTGTACGGGTTCGAGCCAAATGAAGCTGCAAGAATGGTTGAACAGGGCACCACGCAGGAAATCGAGAAGAGGGCTGCGGCAGCACTAAGTGAAGTCGAAGAATGACAGCTATTGCAGACAAAGCAAACCGTTTAGATAGTGTGCCTGCTGAATTTTACGAGCAGCTGCGAGACTTTGAACCCGAATTGCTGCGTAAAATCAATTCTGAACTAACAAAACTCGACGTCAAGGACGACCGAATTAAGCCGACTTCAAAGAATCTGAATATTGTGAACTCAATATTGCTTCAAATCAGAAGCTTCATGAGTAAGTCAGAGTACATCGATATTGTTAAAGCTTTTGGGCGTGAATTTGATACTCAAGCTAAGCTTACAAAGACGCTTTTTGAGGAAGAAATTGGCGAATTCAAGAGCAGCCCAGCAACTTTATCAGGACTTGAATCAAGTAAAGAACTTACACTGTTGCTTTTGGTTGGCGATAGCTTAAACAAGCCGCTGTTCTCACAGATTAAGACACTTCTGGACAACTCTGTCAGTCAAAACGGATTAACAGTTGATCTATTTGGTAGCATGGAGGTGTTGATAACAGGATCAGATGAGAGATTAGGCGCTTTATCCAACTACACAACGGTAAACAATAATATCAGGGATCAATTCTCTACATCAGATCGAGAGTTTACTCAGCAATCAGCAAACCTTCAAAACATACAGTGGTATTTATATGCTGGTGGTAGCGTTGCTGATACAAGAGCCTTTTGTGCTGCAAGAAACGGTAAGTATTTCCACAAAACAGAGGTTGAATTATGGGTGACGAGTCAGCAAAGAGGATTAGGGAATCCAGCACCCAGCACAAAATGGCAAGGGCAAAGACCGCTAACAACAAGTAGTACAATTTTTACCCTGTGTGGGGGCTACAACTGCAATCACTCACTCATGCCTGTATCAATATTTAAAGTGCCTAAAGATGTGATACAGCGCAATATTAACAACGGAAACTTCACGCCAACGAGCGCGGAAATAGAGCAATTAGGATTAGCAGCTTAAAGTAAGGCTTTAAGTAAGTTGTGCTAACTATTTGATAATTAACACTAATAAACTATATTTGAGGTATGGGAAAGCTACAACAGGTAATGGTGATTCGAACCGTTGACGGTAAAGAAGACACCATTGGTATCTCAGCAAGACTTGCAGGGAACTCACAATACATGTCATCAAAGAATTTGCGCCTAGCACCAAAAATCAAGGTGTTTACACCTACATCGGCCAATAACGATTATAGCTCAGGAGGCGAAAGCCGTGGTGCGGAACAGGCTAACCTTGATAATAATGAACCTACAGACATTAAAGAAGATACGCTTTCAATGTCAGTTGAGGAATTAGCCTCTAAGTATAAAAAAGAGGATTGGATTGCTTTGGCACGAGAGCTTAAGTTGCAAGGAAACCACAAAGGAACAAAAGAGGTGAACTTAATCGCCAAAATCAAAAATAAACTAGAGGAGTAATATGAGCGATGCAGCAGTAGACTTCGTGAAATTCTTGGGTTTTGATCTCCAGGAAGATAGTACGGTTGATCAGATGAAAAAATGGTCTGACGAAACCTTAATCAAAGTAAGTGCAATTCCGAACCACGCCGACCACAAACGAATACTTGGAGAGCGATTAGGGTCAAACCAAACAAGCGCCAAGAGCGCCTTTAAGGAAGCTGGGATCACGTTTACAAACGGTCAGGCCGATGGATTCAACAAGATGATTGAGTCAGGAGTTGAACAGTTTCAGCAAAAAATTAAGGGCCTCGAAGAGGAGGTTGAGACTTTACGAAGTGGTAGTCCTGACAAGAGTAAGGAGTTGGAGCTTAAGATTGAAGAGATAGTCGATCTAAAGAAAACAAATCAAGACTTAACTACCACTAATAATGGACTTGTTGAATCTCTAAAAATAAAGGAGAAGGAAGTTGCAGCAGGAGTTAAAGAGAAGGAAAGTTTCATTTTTCAACAACTACGAGACAAAGCTCACTCCAAATTAAACTTGGATAGCAATGCTGATAAGTTGAAGGTTCGTGGCTTTTATGCTGAAATGGAGGATAACTACGTGACTAGCCTTAAGGTGAGCGAAACCGAGGGTGGATCAAAAAAATACGGCTTAGAGATTCGCGACAAGAGTGGAGAGCTGGTTAAAAGTCCTCAGTCTCATGGTGAGCATTTGGATTACGAAGGGGTATACAAGCAAGGCGCAGCCAAGCACAACATCCTAAAGGTAAATCCAGACGGCGGAAAGCCAGCCGCAGAAAGTAAGAACTACACTCCAAAAAAAGACAAAGAAGATAAAAACGAGAATAACGGCAAGAGACAACGAATTGTTGCTACAGGCAGCAGCGTTGGATACCGCCACAGATAATAACATCAGACGTGTTTAGGTGTCCTGCTGAAGGACAATAATCTACCAGCATTTTTTTAGGTGGCTTCACCTGTTCAGGCCATAGAAATTGAATGGGTTACTTATTAAAATGTTAAAACATGTCATATCTATCGACACTGTTGGCGAAGTGTCCTGACCTACAGGGCGACCTCGATCAATATTTCGCCACTAACGGCACAGGCAAAGGCACAGTAGATGAAGCCATGCCTTTCACGCAATTCGTTGTGAATAATACAGGGGGGATTGAGCAATTGATACACCCTTCAGCAAACAAATTGAGAACTGTAGAGCTTCTTTACACTCAATTTATTCAAGAGGATCAAGTTACTGCGGCGTCTGCTACAGAATGTACAGCGTCAACACAACGTGGTGACTGCTCTAAAACATATGAAATTGATCCTACTGATCGCCTTCATGTAGAGGAGCAGATTCCAGAAGCAAGCCTTCGAGAAAATTGCAAGGACAACGCAATGTACTTTCTTGAGCGTATAAATAGCTTGATTAATGTAATGGATCGAAAGGTTGCAACTAAAACAACAGATGACGCTGTTGCTCTTATGGGGGCGTGGAGTTCAGATGTTGAAAACGTTGATGGCACAGGAAACCTCGAAGTTGAAACTCTAAGATCCGGAACTACTGATGAGCTTGCGCCATATGCAATGGAGGATATTGAATTAGCGAAGAACATTTCACAATTCAACGCCAATACACTTATTGTTGGTGGTCAAGACCTTTATAAGTACTACCGACGAGTTCAGCACGGGTGTTGTGCAAATCAAGGTGTGGACATCGGTGAAATGGTCGATGCTTTCGGTTTTGCTGCTGCATGGGATAAGCGTGTAGTTGCTGCAGCTGGAGGTAATCAGTTTTCATGGGCTGTTCAGGCTGGATCACTTCAATTACTTCAGTGGACAAACTCAAACTGGAAAGAAGGCGCTATCACTGAAATTCAAGAATCATCTAATTATGAATCAATGGTTGTTAGATCGCCTAAAACAGGTATTCGTTATGACCTCAAGATCAAGGATGATTGCGAAGTGTTGCACCTCAACCTTTATGCTACAACAAAGATTGTTTCAGTTCCTGATGATATGTTCCCTACTGGATCAGATTATGATGGTGTGAAATTCTTTGCTCCAATCGAAGTAGTTAATACTTAAAATACTGTTGCAGTCGTGGTCGAACGAAGCCTCTCTTTGTATTGGTGGAGTTTGACCACTTCTCTTTTGTTATGTGCTGGGATAACTTCATAGGCGTTGATTCAACATGTACACCAATCTCTGGATCTGGTTACAACTTTATTGATGTAGGCATCAGTAAAAGTGAGCTTGATTCCTATATCGGGGCTGAATTTGAAAACGGTCAAGAGTTGGCTCAAAACAAAGTGAATTTTGCCGCCAAATCAGTGCAAAGCGTACTCAACACAAGTTTTGGAGGTAAGTTTAAGATAGCTTCACTGCTTGACAATCAAAGAGTAGGAGTATTTCAAGACAACAAGATTCAGGATGCGGCGGCAGCAGGCACTCTAAAAGGAATACAGTTAGAGGTCTGTAACACGCAGTCATACCTGAATTTTAACTTGACAGCAATTAGTCTTCAAGTTGAGAACACAGGGCCTGTTGATGTTGATATTTACGATTTAATCCAGGACAAGCTACTTGATACAGTTACTGTTGATACGGTAGCTGGGCAGATAGTTAGAATTCCTGTAAACTTTAGCTACTTAGCGAATCGACAAAAGTTGAATCTATTTATTGGATACAATGCAACTTTTCCTTCCTACCGAACTAACGTTTATCAAGGCGGTTGCTCGTCTTGTAATGGAAGTGATTGGCGTTTCTCCTCAAAATACGTGAGGAATCAGGCTGGAACGATTGGTGTAGCAAGTCCGAAGCTGGATCAAAACGTTGATAGCTCGAACAACACAGGCGGACTTTCAATAGAATACGGTGTTAGTTGTGATTTCAGCCAATGGATGTGTTCAATCAAGGCGTCAGTTGCTTTAGCAGTTCTTTACAGGGCTTCGGAGATGATTATGAGCTACGCGCTTTCACAAAAGCAATGGAATTCAAATACAGCTATAAGGAGAGAAGATGTCAAGGAGCGAAAGAAGGAATACGGCGATGAATTCAAAATGCAAATGGCTGAAGTTCTAAGCAACATGACGATTCCAACAGATAGTACTTGTTTTCAATGTGACGGGCCTGCTAAAACCACTCTAAAACTGCCATAATGTTTGATATCAACGCCATAACTGCTAAAGTTGAGGGTGCATTTAGAGATGCTGCCAATGATACTTTGGCAACAATGAGCGAGCGCATTTTTATTGATGGCGGAAACTCTGCGGGTGGTAAGATTGGTGAATACTCCGTGAAGCCTTACTACGCGAACCCAAAAACATCCCCTACGGCAACCAATAAGACAGGAAAAACGGGTAAAACTATTCAAGGCGGCTATTACAAAGGAGGATACAAAGAGTTTAGAGCACAACAAGGGCGAGAATCAGGCTTTATTAATCAGCGACTCACAAACAACCTTCAATCCGACTTCAACAACGCAGAGAGTGGGTTTGTTCTACAGCAGACAGGCGATTTAACCTATTCAATTGTTATTGATCGACCCGAAAACATAAGGAAAATTGAAGGTCAAGAGAAGAGATTTGGCCCAATATTCACAGAATTAACCAAGGACGAGGAGTTGTTGATGCTTCAGTCTCTTGAATTCAATCTTAACAATAGATTTAAGACATTATGAGCATAGTAATCACAGATGAAGGTGCGGCAATCCGAATTACAGGATTAGGGCGAGACGAAGACAAAGAGGTTGACTTCACCAAGGATGATACTAGCCTCACAGTTGATGATACCCGTGTTGCTATTTCAGACGGTAGAGCGTCTTACGCAATAGAATATACTGATGTAACAACCCCTGCAGGGCTGACAAGTGCTCAAGACTTACGAGATTATCTAAATAGCTTGCTGCCTACAGGTGGCGGAGGCGGAGGTGGTGATGCTTCAGCAGCAAATCAACTTACTCAGATTGGCTTGGAGACCACTATTGCAGCAAATACTGGAACCTTGGCTGCCGTAGATTTTGCACTAGAAACAACTCAAACGCAAAACGGATCTAAGCTAACTGATATCGAAAGCAACACAAGTGAGTCAGCTGACTCACTTGATGTTATAGCAACCTTGCAAGCAAAAGCAACATCAGGTGATGACAACACAGTTGCCGCTAGTGTTGTTTCGGTAACACTAAAGGCAGCTAACACTGACAGAAAAGAACTGCTGGTAGATAACAACGGAACGCAGACACTCTATGTTAAGTATGGCTCTGCGGCATCGTTGACATCGTATACTGCTAGATTATTTCCAGAAGACGACATAGTTATTGACAACTATACGGGAATAGTAACAGGGATTTGGGATGTCGCAGATGGCTTTGCGATGGTAACAGAAACGACGTAGAGCATGACTAAGATAAATAGACGAAATAGAGTTGGAGTTGGTAACACCCTCACCATTGTTGGAGAGATTACACCACCTATACTTACTGGTAATGTTGATGATTACGATCCAACAGGATTTGAGGCTGGTGTGTTAATTAGGCAAGACGTAGATGCTAATAACAGGGTGATCACAGGTTTCCCCGCTCCAAACGCAGGGGAATTAGGAGTGTTTGCTATTACAAATGTTAACAGCGCATCACTTGACATTAGATTTCAACACAACAGCGGATCAAGTTTAGTAGCAAATAGGATATTGCTCAGAGATAACACTCAGAAGTCTCTCAAGCCAAACGATACGGGTTGGTTTTACTACGATCATACGAAAACAAGGTGGATTCCAGCAAATAGAATAGGATGAAAATATACGTTGAAGATATTGAGAACTTACCTGCCGTCTTGGTGCAGTTGGATTCAGAGCCAGCGCCAACAGGCTATGATAATGACTATGTAGAAGTAGTGGAAATCGAGGATATTCTGAAGTATGGCTTAGAAAAAATCAACCCCAGCACGAAGGGTTGGTACGATAAGAAGTGCCTCCGAGACATGCTTAAAATCGCTGTATACACCAAGATGCAAATCTTATCTCCTTCAGATGTCGATAACGTCGTTAACTGGGGTTTTCTTAATGATGCGGAAAAGTCAATAGCGGCACATTGGTTTCTTATTGGTAGAGAAGAATTCCTTCTTGAAGTGGTAAACGACCTCAGATATTGGACTATCGAGGCAATGAACTACAGGAACTGGACAATGGAGGCTAGAAGCAACCGTCTCAACATGATGGAAGCTATAGTTTTTATGAGGATTGTGGATTTAAGCTACGCAAAAGATGTGCTTGCTGACCTTTCCCAAATCACAAAAGACACTGTAATTGATATTGATGACGTCACTAATAAGCTCAATTCAAGAGTTCGAATAAAGCGAATGACTCGAATGTATATCGACGGGCTTGAATCAGAAGCTCACGATGGGGTAGTTGCTATCATCGACTACATTGATGAGACAGCAGGAACTCCATTTCAAAACGGCAACGGATTCCGAGGTTTAGACGCTTCAAAATTTAGAGATGGCCATTCACCAGACTCGGTAGCGGACGAATTACTTGAAGTAATGGAAGGTACATATTGATAAGTGATGATCGAAGCTCATGTTAACAACAGTTCTATCATACTATAATGAGAAACTAAAATCTACAGGTTTCTTCCAGGTTAATTTCAACCTTGCAGAAAGAGTGTGTGATGGTGATAAAGAGTGGTACGCTGTTTACAACAAGGGCGCTAACTATAGTTTTAGCAATCAGGATTTTTCAGATCTCAGAGGGCTGAGTTATTGGTTTCTTCGAGAAGATATTAAGAACCTCAAAGAGCCTGATCCAGTAAAAGCTGGAAAGTGGAGGAATCAGTTAAGAATGCCTGTTTCTTTAATCTGCGTTGTTCCTCGTGAAGTTCTTGAGCAAGATTGCCCAACAACTACGGTTGAGTTAATGCAAACTATTGAGAAGCAGCTCACAGATACTACCAAAGAGCTTAGGAGGCTACTTAAGGCAACCGACATTTCCTATGGGCTCCACGGGTGGGTTTCAGATCGAAAGAATATTCTAAGCGGGCAATACAAAAATTGCGGGCCGAGTGATGCGCCGTACAAGTATCACTATTTTCAACTTGATTTAGACCTCAATATCACGATACCAACAGAATGCTTGGAGAACATATGTGATATTGAGTCTCAAGATATAATCAATCTGTTTGATTGGTGCAATCCCTCAACATACAACCGACTCACAAGCGAAAATAAGCAATGTATAGTAGATAATGTCTGCCTCCAACCCGGTGATGCAACTCTAACATTAAACACTGACCCGTTCATTGATGCGACTTGTGGTTTAACAACTAATATTGAGCTAGTTGATCAGTCAGACGTACCTATCGTGCCTGACAGCATTGTAGGTACTAAAATTACAGTCAACACAGGATCTACTGACATCATACCAAATAGGGTTCCTTTTTCAGGCATAGCCGGAGTACTTGCACCACCAGTTCTCTATGATGAGTATTGGCATATGATTGCAGGAACCTACAACTATGGCGAGGAAGTTGGGGTGCTGCAGAGGCCTGATTACAGTTCTCCAACACCATTCTACACTCTTGTTTACAACAACGAGTACGGCAATAAATTAAGGTTCACAGATGATGTTGGTACTCAGGAACAATGTAACAAAAGACCACCTGACAGGATTGATGTGGAGAAGAACTACTCCAGGCTCTACGAACTACACAAATCAATGTGCAAATGCCGAAGCTTTGGTTTATGCTGGGTTTAGCGATTGGAGAGTAGCTTCGTTCAAGGAGATGCAGTCAATCAATGATATTAGCAAGACGCGATTTACCCAAAACCCCCCATACTTTTTGGTTAATGCTAACACTATTTGCAGCACTACATCGCCAACCAATGCGCCATATGAAAACCGATCTAACAACACCATTGGCCTTGTCTTTTTGAATACTTCGAGAAGCACAATGCAGGTAAGAACATTCGCCTAATGACACAGGAAGATATATTTGAAATTAGGGACTCTATTATTGCTGATGCACAAACTCAGCTTGAACGAGGTGAAATAAATGAACAGGAGTTATCCGATCTGATTCAAGAGGCAAACGATTGCGCGCAAGAAGAGTTGGACAAGCTTCCATAACAAACAGCAACGCCATGACAATAATCATTCAAGGATTAACATATTTAGCTAAGGAGTGGGGTCTCGACATCACTTTGATACTAGGCACTTCATTTGTGGCCTTTGCTCCAGAAGCGGGAGTTGATGCTCTTGGTTCCCTTGCGGATGCTGTTAAAGAATTCCCTCTTTGGGAGCGGCGCCTTGCGTTTTGGCTTACTGTAGGGTCGCTTATTGCTGTTAAATTCGGATGGCAGCCGTTAAAAGGTCTTCATATTCGAAATCTGTTCAGAATAAACAGCGCGAAAAAGGAAGCTGAATCTGAAATCGAGAAAGACAATTCGTGACTACGCGTAAAAGCGTACATATTTGACCTCTCAAAGTCGTATCTTGCGATGTGCGACGAGGTTGGGAAAGATATAGGCACAAAATCAAGGGAAATTGGAAATTTATTATTGCTCTTGGCGGAAGTGCGTTATTGATTTGGAGGATTTATAGGCTGTTCTTTTAAACGTGGATCTAAAATCTTAGGAAATCTTTCTACTACATACCTCAACTCTGATGAACTTTCATCTTTTTTCCAATCACAGTGTTCTGCTAGCCAAATAATAGCGTTATAAACCTCATCAGGATGCTTTAAGTTGTTTCTTTCCGGTTCTTCTCCAACGAATTCTATTGTGATAATAACTCCCATTTGTGAAAAGTAGGAAGTAGGAGAGTGTTTTACAATGACATGCGTGTCATGAGCGAGTTTTTTGACCACTCCACTCAACGATAGGTTTCGGAAGCTTCGATTTTGGCTTGCGATTTGATTTGACAGTTCCTTCGTAAAGATTATGATTCTCGAAACCTACCATCGAATTTATACGCTTCATCTCACGATTAAAATCACGTATTGCACTGTAGATGTTCGTTATGAATTGTATCGATCTTTTGGCCATCACTTTTCTATTGGTCTATAAACTGAACTACAGTATCAATTCTTTTCTTTCTTGCCCAATGGTTCAGAAGAGCTACGTCTCCAGCTAACTTTGATTCAGCCTCAGTTGTTCCGCTCCCAAAGTAAAAAGCAAGATTATAAACTACAAGATCAAAACTCCCAAGAGTGTCATCCATAGCGTGTTCAACCAAGCTATATTCCTGGTCTGGTAGGTTGTACCATTCGTATTGTTCAATAGTGAGAGTCATCTATGCTTCTTTTTTGAGTTTCTTAAAAGTAGGGCAAATCTCAGGGATCACAAAAGCATCAAATCGCATTCCTTGACCTGACTTTGGCTGGTCGTTAAGCGCGTCCTTTAGACTAAAATTATTGAATCCTAGCGGCATAACATCATCACCTTCATATTCCGCGTTAAGCTTATCGATATACAACCCTGAGCATTTGCCGCACTTACATGAGCGTTTAACTCCAATTATCAGCTTCACTACATCATGGCAAGATTTGCAAAATATAAGTTTCATCTATTTCTTATTTGGTATACGTAGGGGGAGGGTTAGGGGCGATTCATCAAAATTCGAAGCCCTGCAATTGCTCTGCGCGGAACGTTTCCCTTGTCAATCTCATCGAGGATTTTACCA